GCGCGGGCAGTACAACACCCAGGCGGAAGCGGACACGATGATCAAAGGCAAGGCGGGTTGGCAGGTAAAGCCGATTCTGGTCTGTAACGCGAACACGCTCTACTCGCCAATCTTCGACACCATGGGCGCTGAATTTGATTTACACTCAAAGCACGGCCTCGCCACGACGGACATCACTCCGGATTTGGTGTGGGCTTACAAGAGCTCTATGGCCAATGCCGGGCCAGGGCGGGGACTGGAAGACTACGGCGAGGATTGGTAAAGGAGAGACGAGAATGAAAATCATCTTTGTGAACAGCGATCAGTTTTATCAACTCTGGAACAAAGCTCTGCCATCGCAGAGGATAACCGCGGAAATTCCACATCCGTCAATTGTGTTCCAGCACATCAACACGATGATAGCCTTGCGCGAGGGAATCGAAATAGGCTCCATTGCGGAAATGAACGAGGAAAACCTTTCACTTCAACGTCTGACTGAAATTGTTGTCGGCAAGAAATACTTCGAGGTGGGATGATGCTAGTTGGCGACAATGTGACCGGGGCGTACTGCCCGATGTGCCGCAACAATGGAAGCCCTGCAGTCCAGGCGATGCGGGATAACAGGGATTGCTTTTGCTTGATGGGCCACCGGCTCAGCCACGCGCAGTTTTGGGCGATGAAGCCGGACATGATGAAGACCGAGGTCCGGTTTGCGGCGGGGGCCGGCGACGTAAAAGCCGAGGTCTGGGTGAACCAAGAAGTTCTGATGAGAGCGAAAGAGGCGCTGGGCGAGCGCTTCCATCCGACGATCGCCTCGCTCATCCGGTGCTGCATGGCCGGCGAGCCGGTTCTGATCGACGGCGCGCAGGCGGCCGAACTGCGAAAGTTGGGCGTTAAGAACGGCGCCGAGATGGTGGCTGCGGCCAAATTGAACGTCGAACTCTCTGGCCAGGTGGAAAATCTGACCGCTGAGGTCGTCAAGTGGGAGACGCGCATCGCCGGGGCTCTGGCTCATACTGAATAACTGGCCCAGGAAAATATCCCCGCAAGTTCTCACCGAAACCCTTGGCATCAGGTAAACTTTCCGCGATGGCTGACTTCAAAGAGAGACCGGAAAAGGCGCTGGAGCGGGATGTTCTCGCTTGGGCAGATGCCGTTTACGAAGAAGGAGAGCGCGAACTTGCGGACTCCCGCGAGATCCGTCTGACCTCCCGGCTCATCGATTACATCTCCGGCCAGCAGTGGAACGCAAAGTCCCGGTTTGGCCGCTCCCGCCCCACAGTCAACCGCCTCTTTCGGCAGTTTGTCGAGATGGCCGGCTTGCTCACCGACATCGAACCCGACTTCCAGGTCAAGTTCGCTAACGAGGATGAGGAGTTTGCTAAACTTCAAGACCTGCTCAACGAGATGATCGGGATGTGGGCGCGATTCACCGACTTCGAGGCGGAGCTGACCCAGGCTGTGATGTGGGCGCTGCTCCACACAGGCTACGCCAAAATCCAATGGAACTCCGCGCTCAACAACGGAATGGGCGATTGCGAGTTCATGCCGCTTGGGCCGCTCAACGTGATGACGATTGGCGCGGGCAGCCGTATCCAGGACGACGAATGCGTTATCGCGCGCTGGCCTGTGACCATCGAAACCCTGAAACGCGCCTACGGAGACTTGGCCAACGATGTACACCCGGATCTCGAAGGCAATGAGCCAACCGGGGATATATCCAGGCCCGGCAAGATGTCCGAAGCCTCGTGGGTCCGACTGAACCCGGCGCTCAAAAAGTTGCTCGGCAAGAAACAGGCTGACGGAAAGCGGTCGCGCTATCCCAAAGCCATGCTCAAGCAATTTTGGTTCAAAGATGGGGCAAAAAACGAAGGCAGTGAGACAAAGCGGGTCGGCGGCGCCAATTACAACTGGTCGTACATGGTCGAACCTGGTTGCCTCTGGTATCCCCGCGGAAGGTTCGTTATCGCGGCCGGCGGCAAGCTCCTGCAGGATGGTCCGAATCCCTACTGGCACGCGATGTACCCTTTCGCTAAACTCCGCCTGATTCGCGTTCCATGGTCTCCGAATGGCTGCAGCCCGCTTGAGCCCATTGCCATGATGAGCGACATCGTGAACCGGATCAACGGCGGAATCATGGATATGATCCGGGCGGCGATCGAGCCGCGCATGGTGGCGCCGAAGGCGGCGTTTGCGCAGTCAGTCTGGGATTCGATGGATCCCGGCGCGCCCGGCGGCAAGATCATGTACAACAACAATGCGCCGAAGTCCCCTGAATTTCCGAAGCCGCCCGAGTTGCCGGCCTATGTCCTCCAAATGAAGCAGGATGTAGAAAAAGAGCAGGACATGACTTCGGGCGCGGCGGCCATCAACCAGGCGGCGCAGAAGAAGCAGGTGCCCGGCGGCGACTCGCTGGAGATGATTATGAACTCCCGGTCCATCCCGATTCGCTTCATGGGCCGCGGCCTTCACAGTTTTCTTACGGATGTCGGCACGATGGTCACAGCCAACAAAATGCAGTTCGAGACTTCCAAGAGCCGCATCAAGAAATTCGGCGTCAAGGGATTGACGGACGCGGACTTCGAGCCGCTCTATGGGCAGTGGCTGGAAAAAGGAATGGAGCCGGAAGAGTTTGTGCGCCAGGCGATCTTCTCGATTCGCAAAGGAAGTCTGCTGGCCATCGAAAAACAGGACGAGGTGCAGGTGGCGTTCGTTATGCGCAAACTTGGAGACTTATCCCGCAAAGGCCTCTATCGCAAGTTGGGCGTGCCAAAAGCTGACGCGGAGAAGATTGAGTCCGAGCTCAAAGAAGAGGCCGCGGAAAAGATTGCGATGGCCGGCGCGGCGGGTGCGATGCAGCATCCACACGGGAAGAAGTAAGCCTATCTCTTCCGTTTCTTTAAAAACTCATTCAGGTCGTCATCGGAGATGCGCCAGCATTTCCGGCTGACATGAACCCCAATCAATTCACCTGATCTCAAATAGCGGCGAATCGATTCAACCCCAACATGGAGTTTGGATGCAACCTGTGTGGGCGAGAGGTAAAAGTTTCCCATGCACGAATAGTAGCGCATTGTAGTGCTTTGTTGCAAATCTGTAATTTTCCCTCAAATTTCGCGACGCAAGGCGGGACTGAAACCTCCTCGGTGGTGCGATATTGGCATCGAAGGCTTGATGGCAACATCTTGCTTGACCGTGGTGAAGGCCACGTAAAAAAACCGCTCCAGAAAAGGAGGACGCCTATGGCTCGCAAAGGTCACAAGCGCGGACACAAGTCGCGGAAGGCTCATCGCGGCTCCAAGCGCGAGAAGTAGTTCTCGCGTAGTCAAGCACCAACCACAACCGTGAAACTGGGGCCGGTGCGCCGGCCCCCACTACCCAGGAGTAATTCCCATGGCAAAGAATGATCGCGTCAGCGAAGAGACCTTTGGCCCGACCGTGACGGCCCCCAAGATGACCGGCGGCAAGATCGCGCTCTTCGGCCACATGATCAACAGCGGCCAGCCGATTCCGGACCGCGGGACCAGTGTCAACGTGAAGACCGGCTTCCCGGTGAAAGGTAACTAACCATGCCAATGCCAGCCCCCACAGCCGCCCCTCCGAATTTCTACGACAACCTGCCTGCGGGCGGGGATGCCGCGGCGGGTGGACCTCCCCAAAAGAAGCCCGGCGGCGAACCGGATGCGGACGAGGAGTTGATGAAGGGGTTGACGGGCGTGTATCGCGTCCTGAGCAAGATGTCGAAGCTCAAAAAGGAACTGAAGCCAGGCATCGACAAGATCAAGGAAGACATCAAAGTTCTGGTTGTCCAAGGTTTGAAGAAAGATCCGAAAGACTTGGATTCCGGCGACGATAAGCCGGCAGAATCAGCACCACCGGAGCCGCCGGCTGGCGGGCCTCCATCACCTCCACCATCCCAAACAGACGAGTCGCACGCAGCTTAGTGCGAAGGGAGTAGTGTATGGCATTGCTCGACGATTTGAAAGGGCTTTTGAGCCCGGCAGAATTCGCGAAGATTCAGGGCAACAGCGCGGTGGCGACCCGCCTTGCCCGTGGCGAAGAGTTGGTCAGCTACTACGACGGCGATGAGCCGCCAGTGGCTGCAGTGGTCGATCCGCCTCCGGCGCGCAGCACACCGCCGCCCGCCGCTGGGCAGTTCGATTTGAGTGCGATCGATCGGATGCTCGACGCAAAACTCGGCAAAATCAACGAGACGGTTGATGCTCGGATTGCCGACGTGGTGAAGACGCGCGGCGACGAGCTAGTCAACAACGCTGTGAAGATTTCGATTCAGCGGGCCGATGAGTTGAACCGTATTTACGGCCGCCATGAGCGCGAGACCGGCAAGCCGTTCGATTCCGCCGGCTTCAATACGTTCCTGGAGAAGCCGGAAAGCAAAGCGCGCGGGTATCGTTCGATTACCGATGCGTACAACGACTATGTGGCGCCGGTTGTGACAGAGCGCACCATCGAAACAGAAGTCGAGAAGCGCGTGAAGGCAAGGTCTGGATCCGCAGGCGTACCGGGAACCACTCCGCCGCCGGCGACCAACAGCAACATCCGGATGTTCATCAACCGCGGCAAGACCGGCGCGGATGGTGCTCCAGCGACCGGCGCGGGGCGCGCGGCAGCAGCACTCGACAGGATTCAAGCCCGCCAGGTTGAAATGGCGAGCTAGGACTCAACAAACTTTAACCACGGAGGCCAGTGATGGCGCTTAACATCAATGACATCAGCGCAGTAACGAAGCAGGAGATTGTCCCCGAGATTGTGGACGTGTATTACAAGGTATCTCCAGCTTTCGTTCAAATCTTCAAGGGCGATAGAGTCAAGCCCTTTCCGGGTGGCCTCTACATTCAGCAGCCCATCCAGTATGCGCCGCTGAAGGCTGGTCCGTTCGCCCCAGGCTCCACCTTCGACATCTCCTATGTCCAAACGGACACGGCGATGACCTTCGCGGTGAAGTTCTACTACGCAAACGTGACCATTCAAGGCACGCAGTTGCCGATCAACATGGGCAACAATGCGGTGATGAGCTTCGTCGAAGAGAAGATGATCAACGGCTCGCAGGCGCTGGCTCAAGCGTTGGCGATCGACATCTACAACGACGGCCAGGGAACCGTGTCCTCGCAGATCGCGCTGGACGGCCTGCTCGCCGGGTACGATGACGGCACCAACTTTCCGACCTACGGCGGCCTGCCGCGCGCGGCTATCGGCTCGGGCGCCTCGACCGGCATCAACGGCTACTACCAGAATGTCGGTGGGCTGCTGTCGATCACCGCACTGCAGAAGGCCTACGGCCAGGGCACCTTTGGCAATCGCCAACCGAACCTGATCGCGACCACGCAGTCGATCTACAACCAGCTCTACAACAAGCTGGTCCCGGCGCAGCGCGTCAACGACAACATCATGGTTGACCAGGCGCTGAACATCGGCTTCACGGCCATCCGGTTCAACAACCAGCGGCTCGTGGTCGACCAGTACGTGCCCAGTGGCTACGTTTTCGGCATGAACACCGACTTCATGAACGTCCACATCTCGGACCACGAGTTGTTCGGCTTCGGGTTCACCGGCTTCAAGGAAATGCCGAACTCGGTTGACTCCGCCGGCCAGCTCTGCTTCGGCGGCAACATCGTGGTTAGCGCTCCGCGGCTGGGCTTCATTTTGTCCGGGGTGACGGGCTAGTAGTGGTTTGAACGGGGCGGGGTGATTCCCGCCCACAAGAATTTTGCAATGGCGCAACGGCGCTGGAGGCTTCACATGGCTCTCGGAACAGAATTTCCGATCATCACAACTGGCAACCTGTACACCGCGATCGACACATATGCGTCGACGATCACGACTCAGCCTCCGGTCAACTCGCCAAGCTGGCCGAATGGTGCGCAGAATCCCATCGGCGCGGCGTATCTGCTTTCGCCGGGCGCATCCGAGGGTCCGACCATGCTGTACGGCGGCAACGGGTACGGCGCTCCGCTGATCGTGCGCTATGTGCGCTACAACTCAACGACCGCCGCGGCCATGCTCGCGTATCCCGCCCCTGTCTACTGGACGGACGAGACGTACACGACCGTCACCGGCACCTTCTCCGAAGGCAACCCGGCAGCCACCGGCAACCTGAACTCCCTGGCCGGCTGGCTGCTGCCGAACTTCACGTCGCTGAATTTGACCGGAGCGAATGCCACCAAGGCGCTGAACGGCAACTTCTGCTTCATCGCAACCAAAGGATTCTTGCCGGCAGCGGCAGTGTGTGCGTCGACAGCAGTTGGCGACGCGCTGATTGGCGCTTCGGGCAACTTCATCGTGACGCGCACGGCGTCCGGCTCGGCTCTGCTCTGCTCGAAACTCGCGCTCGCCCTGTCGGCTGTCACCGCAAACGTAACCGCCGACATCTGGATCAACTGCGATCCCACTTTCTAAATGAAGGCCCGCGTGTCGAAGTGATGCGCGGGCATAGTTTCAAGGAGCAGCCATGTCTTTGACGATCACCCCGATTCCCGATTGCCAGCAGAGCGCTGGACCCTCGCAAGTTGAAAAGGGGTTTCAGCTTCAGCCGGGCACGGCCGATTATCCGTCCGGCGGCTATGTAATTCCTGGCGCTCTGGCGACAGGCTCCAATGTCATCGGAAACTTCGGATCGCAGTTCACCTACGGAGTAGACCAGATGGCGGAGAACGCTGCCGCGGCTGCCTACATGGCCGACTTCATCCTCCCGGCTGGTTCTTTCGGCGCGACTCCCTCTCCGGCTACGACCGTGACCATGCAGGTCGGTTTGCTTGGCGTCGGCGCTGGCATCCCGCTTGGCCTTGGCACCGTGTCCGCTGCGAAGTCCACTACGATTGGCGTGGCATCAAACGTCATCACGGTGGCCATCGCCAACAATCTGGTTGCTGGCCAGTTCGTGTACCTCCAGAGCTTCACCGCTGGTGGCGCGCTGAATGGCCACATCGTCCAGGTGGCAACGGCCTCCGCCACGGGATTCACGGCCAACTATCCGACAGCGAACATCACCGCCGCGACGGCTGACACCACAGGAACCTATCAGCTCGTCCAGGCCGGCCCCGGCAATCTTTTGACCACGGGCACGTCGGCAGCCATCACCAACTCGCTGGCTACCGCCAGCCTGTTGACCATGACTTGCGCCAACAGTTTTACCCCCGGCCAGTTCGTTGTCATCCAAGGCCTGACCAACGGCGCGGCGGCCAACGGCGTCATCGCTCAGATTCTCACCGCTTCGGCCACACAGTTCACCGCGAACTGGACGGGATCTTCGTTCTTGACCGGAGCAGATGTCGGCACGGCCAAGTTGCTGGTCACCTCCGGCGGCGCTCCCGTAACAGTGGGAACGGCGTTTGCGATTTCCAACTCTCTTGCGACCGCGAACTCGGCGGGTACGGCGGGCGTGGTAACGCTGACCGCACTCAACAGCCTGGTCCCCGGAAACATCGTTGTGATTCAGGGATTGACCAACGGAGCCGGAGTCAACGGCGATCAGTTGGTGGTCAATGCGGCTTCCCTGACAGGCAAGCTGTTCGTCTCGAACCACATCAATGCGGGATTCACCACCGCCGCCGATTCTGGCACGGCCGCTTTGATGGTTACCGGCAACCCGACTGGTTTCCCGCAGGTATCGCCCGGAACCGATCTGAGTGCCTGCACCTGGTTCGCGAGCTTCCTGACCGGCGGAATGTAAGGCATCAACCAAAGAGGGGCGGGGTCACAGATCCCTCCCCTTGAAAGGCTTCCATATCGAGGTGAGGCGGGAGTACAATTCGATTATGACTTCCGCCTCAAACCCGACCCTCCGCAAGAAAAGAGCTCCAGCGCACCGCGAGAAGATCGACAAAGTGTGCGTCATTTGCTCGAAGCCATTCCAAGTATTTTATTCTTTTCGCAACGCAAAGGTTTGCAGCCGCGCCTGCTCAAGTGTTCTGCATCGCAAAACTCTCCTTATTAAAAAATGTCCAATCTGCGAGAAGGAATACGGAGTTCTTCCTTCCAATGAAAAAATGACTTGCTCCGCGAGGTGCGGCGCGATGATGCGCAGCGGAGAAGGGCACCATCGCTGGATTAAAGACAGAGAAAAAGTGTGTCTCCAATGCGGAGAAAAATACGATGGAGCCGCCGGGTGGAAGAGATCAAAAAGATTCTGTGGAGTACCTTGCTACAACCTCTACACCAAAATCAATGGATGGGCTGCCGCTGTCCCGATCGGAACAGTGACGCAAGATCCAGACGGATACAAGCGTATAAAAATATCTAGGAATAAATGGAAACCAGAACACGTTTTTATTGTAGAGAAAGCTATCGGGAGAGTTCTAACAAGAGCGGAAGTGGTCCATCATCGTAATGGAAATCACGGCGATAATCGAATTGAGAATCTACAAGTTGTATCCCGTCAGCAGCACATGAGGATACATCACGAAGCCGAGCAGATAGGACTCAAGGTTATGGCCGGAGAGATTGAAATAGTTAAGTCGATAGTCCACCCACTGGAAGGAGTAGAGGTGTAGCTATGCCTGTGATTCCTCCAGTAATTATACCCCAACAAGTACAGCCGAATGTGGGTGTTACGCCTTTCGTTCAGCAGTATAACTTCGGCCAAATTATCGGAAGTGTTAGTGCTTGGAACCCCAACGCGACTCCAAAAGTGGCCGATTGGGTGAACCAGATTGTACGTCAAATCTATTCTCGTCGCACTTGGTACGGCCTCTTCACAAAAGGCCAGATCATCTGCCCGGCCTCAGTCAGCGGCGGAACGGCCACGGTCACCTTTAACTCCAACACCGTGCAGGGCAACAACACAACCTGGGACCAGACGCTTATCGGCCGCCAGTTCCGCGCCGGGCTCAACACGCCGATCTACACGATCACGGGAGTCGATCCCTTTGCGCAGGTGCTGACGCTGGAGCTTCCCTGGGGCGGCCCGTTCCCGCCGGGGCAGACGACGCAGACGACCGGCTACTATATCGTCCAGATGTACTACAGTTTTGGACCGAACATCAAGTACATCAAGACGTGCGTCAATATGCAGATGGGGTTCAAGTTGTGGACGAATCTCACACAAGACTATCTGGACAACCGCGACCCGTGGCGCATCACCGTAAATTTTCCGTGGGGCTTGGCGCCGATGCCGGCGGATCCGAACGGAAACTATCTGATTGAGCTCTGGCCGGCGCCCTTCACGCAACAGGCGCTGCCTTTTATGGCCTACTGCCAGCCGGCGAATTTGCAAAATGATACTGATAGCCTGCCGCCGTACATCCGCTGCGACGTGGTGATCAAGGAAGCGATGTGCTGGGCGCTGCGCTACAAGCCGAAGGACAACCCCGGCTATGACCCGCAGACGGCGTTGTCCCTGGCCAACACCTTCCACCAGGAATACGAGGGGCTGTTGCTGGAGATGATGAACGAGGACGAGAACCTGTACCGGACAAGTGCGACGATCCAAGGCGAGGATCTGCCGTTCTATACTCCGGGTGGAGCCTATTGGGAAGCTTCTCACGCCTGTATGTCGGCCAGCGCGTCGGAAGGGTGGTAAACTGCTTTCATGGCACAGACCTGTGGACAATGCGGCAAGGTGGTTTATCGGATGCGGTTTATGGCCATGCAGAAAAAATGGCTGGGCTTCGATTGCGGATGCCTGGCGGCAGATCGGGTGCCGAGAACAACTCTCAATCCCTTCAAAATTCGGTTCGACCACGTGGCAGATGAATTCGGAAATCATCTCGAAGTTGAGAACATCCGCCAGCTCGAAGCAGCCGAGAAGCGCCTCGGGTTCCAAAGCGTAGTCCTGAACTCGGATGCACAGAACTTCGATGATCCACCGCAGCAGCGCGAGGTGACGGTAAGCGATCTTGTCAAGAGGAAATTCTCTCAAGTGAGGCAGAGATATGCGTGAAGACAAAGAAACCCCAGAAATGGAAGCTCGTAGCCACTCGTCGAGGTTTTTGAAGAAGGCGGCCAGGCTTTCTTCCAAGCGGAAGACGGTGAAGCGCAAAACGAAAAAGCGCAAGCTGCACCGCGCCACAAAGCGCAGGGCAGGAAGCAGGCAACCATGAACCCATCGGAACGAGTCACCGACGTATTCCGGCGCAAGAGTTTTGGCAAGGTGGACGCGCCAGCCAACTCGAAGCCAGCCACCGATAACTTCCACATCGATCGCGCGCGCCTGGGGACGCACGAGGAGTACGACCCCGAGGTCAAGAACGATTGGGGCGGGACCGGCAAGTACGTTCCGAAGCTGAACAGCATTATGGATAATGTTCGTGGCGCCATGGGCGGCATCGGCTACAAGTCCAGCTACCGCAACACGAACGATCCAGCCGAGGTGACCAGCACGGAAGGACCAGGTTGCTGCCCGTCGCCGTATGGTCGCGACGCCAAGAATCCGTTGACTAGATTGAAGGGAGACTAAGCCATGGCCGTCAGACCATTTGCAGGAATCATCACACTTTCAGGCGCCGCGCAACCGCTATTCGGGTCGGCCGTCACTGCTGCCGTCACACCACCGCCGGACCAGTTCAGCGGAGTCCTCACGCCGGGCTCAAACGAGACGCAGTGCTCTTTGACCGTCACCTCAACCAAAGGGTTCTTGCCGGGCGATCGCGTAGCTGTCGGCCTGGCCGCGGCGTTTCTGCCAGGCATTGTCGCTGTCGGCTCCATTCCAGATCAAGGGACAGTGAAGACTATTACATCTGGAACCGTGATGGTGATTCAAGGCCTGAAGCAGTCCCATGCGGGCAGCGGCGAATGGTGTGTGCTCAATGAGGACGCCGGCAACGTGCATATCCAGCCAGTCTCTCTTTCCGCGGCAACCTACATCGGCAACGCTTCGACTGTGGCCTCTACCGACCTGAGCGTCATGGACTACCTCGCATCCGGGGCCACGGCGCCGCTCGATTTCGAGTCTATCGGACAGAGCCAGCCCATGCAGTTGTCGCAGTTCTGGGTGCTCGGGTCCGGCACTCTTGTCCCGCGCTTCACGCAGATATAGCCCATGGCCACGCCGATCTCCACGCTCGCCGCGAATGTCCAATCCCGCTTGGAAGAAAATCCGGGCGGGCCTGGGCAGTGGTGGTCTGCGCAGTACGAGATTTACTCGGCGATCATGGAAGCGCAATCAGATCTGCTCCTGCTCGTCGGCCGGCCCACGCAAATCGTCAACATCCCCTTCACGTTGACGGCGAACTCCGTCTGGCAGGCCGTGCCGAAGGGCTACCTGGCGATCACCGATATTCAGGGCGCGGGCTCACCTCTCTACAAGGTGAATTTGTGGGATCTCGATTACCTCCAAACGAGCTGGCAATCGGACTGGACGCAGGACGTTGACGACGTTGCCGTGCGCTGGGCGCCGATCGGCTTCAACCTCTTTGTCGTCCACCCGGCAGTGAGTACGCCGCAGACGGTCAACATCACCGCCATCGCCTATCCAACGAGCGATGTTTGGCCGTACACTGGAAGCGAGAGCGTGGTCTTCGAGGACAACTTCTTCCAGTTGATCGAGGAGTACGCAGCTTTTTACTGCCGAATCAAGGAACTCGGAGGAGAGTTCCAGGAGGGCATGAAACTCTTCGACCAGTACCTGCAGGGCGCGAAGCGCATGAGCGCGATTCAAGACCTTCGCGACCCGCTTCTCTTTACGAGCGGCATGGGCGCGACCAACAACATCAACCCAACAACCAAGAGATAGGAGATTTCCATGGCGAACGGAATCCAGCAATTTCACGGCGCAGTAAGCGAGTGCTCGTGCGGCCTCGCAAAGCATCCCGAAGGCACGGGCGAGCGGGCTTGCAAAATCTGCTTCGGCAGAGCATTCGTGGCAGAATGCCTCGGCTGTGACGGCCACGGCCAGACCACACAGAAGATGGCGGGCGGCCCCGGCGTCATGTCGGCGACGTGTTCGAGCTGCGGTGGAGTTGGCAAGTTCGGCGTCAACAAGCCGGCGGACTGGGACGAGACGCACCCGGTTGCCGTTCCAGAAGAGGCGCTCGTCACGGCGTAAGGGAACAAACGGGGAAAAGGCGCGTCGTGGAACATTGAGGGGTGAGTCATCGCAAATCCAGGCGTAGGCTACAGGACGGCAGCGGACTTGATCTTTGAGATCAGCCTGCACCTCTGTATGCCTGCGGTCTACGCTGGACTCTCTAATCCCATCGCCGCCGGCGCAGGTGTTACGGCCACCGTCGGCAGCACATACGCGATGTATTCTGGCGCGCAACTCGTCGTCGAGCAGCCCGGCAACGCCACGCAAGAAGTCGTCACCGTCCTAACGGTTCCCTCTCCCACCACTTTCACCGCCAACTTCGCCAACGCGCACGCCGCCGCTGCACCTGTCTGGGGAGCAACCTTCCCGACTCAGCAGGCCACAGACCCGATCTTCACTCAGGCGGAGATGCTGCAGTACCTGTCGCGCGCGCAGAACGAGTTCCTGACGGCCGTGCCGTGCTTCTACCAGCGGTTCTTCCAGACGGTGAATACAGGCCTGATCTACCAGGCCACGCCGCCTACAGCCATCCTGATCGATCGCATCGCGGCCTCGGCCATTGACATCGGCATCACCAGCATGGTGCGCTCAGGCGGAGTTGTAACGCTCACCGCGGGCGGGCCGACGAACCTGGTCCAGTACAACACCTTCGCCGTGGTCAATCCGACCGACCCATCCTTCGCCGGCGTCTTCGCGGTCATCAGCGCGCCGTCACCCAACGTCATCACTTACCGGCAGGTCGGCGCCGATGGATCGACGACAGGCGGCACGATTCAATCCATGCGTAGACTGTACGAGTTGACGCAGGAGGAGCTCGTCCAGCAAGATCGTAGTTGGCAGTCTAATTACGTCGGGCCACTGCAAAGCTGGTTTGAGGACCGGGCCGGTCTCTACCGCTGGGGAGTTGGTGGGCGGCCGTCGTCGAACTTTCCGGTCGAACTGCTCTGCGCGGTGCGAGACACGGACACGCTGGGGATGCTCGATCAATTTCTTGTCCCGGATGTCTGCTTGCACGCTGTGAAATATCTCGTGCTTAACTATTGCTGGTCCAAGGATTCAGTGACTCAGCAGCCACAGATGGCAGAGTTCGCGCTCAAGCGGTATGCTCAGGTGGTCATGGCGACCGGGCGGTATATCCAGGCTATGAAGAGGGGGACGAAACAATGAGTGCGAAGGTTCACCAGATCGAAGAGAACTACTACGCCTTCCACTGCCCAGGTTGCGGCTACGGTCACGCGGTCACTGTCAACGGAAAGAAGAATAGTTGCGGCGCAAGTTGGGGATGGAACAGTTCAATGGACAAGCCAACTTTCACGCCATCGATCAATTGCAATGCCGATGACCCGCCGCATCGCTGCCATAGTTTCGTGACTGATGGCCGCATTCAATTCCTCGGTGACTGCTTCCATGCGCTCGCCGGGCAGACGGTTGAGATTCCGGATTGGGAGGATTGATGGCCAACTCTCCTACATCCCGTCCCACACCCCCGGCCGCTACACCGCTTCCAATTCAGCGCGTCCAATTCACCGCCAAAGACTTTGCGGAGAACCCAGGGAGCGTCAATGTAACGCTGAACCAGGTCATCGGAGCGATTCAATCTCTGCAAGGATCGAGCGGCCCGAGTGTTCTCCCTTCGGGCATCGACGTGGCCGGCAGCACGATCACAGGCCTGGCCGCGCCCACTTCCCCGTCAGATGCAATATCGGCGGGGCACGCGGCAAACCAATACAGCGCATCGTCTCTCGGGCCGCAACTCGACATTGGCGGTAAAAACGCATTGAAGGGTCTGACGGGGTTGCAGATGACCTCAAATTCTCAGGCATCAACACTTGCAACGATCACGGCAACCTTGGCAACTGGAGTGAGCGGAACGGTGACGCTGGTCAAACTAACAGTCGGCGGAACGAATGGAAGCCTGACGTTCGCCGCGGGTCTTATAACTGCATTTACGTCTCCGACGTAAGGATAACAGAATGGCTCAGGATACAGAATATCGGCCAGTACCATTTGTCTATAAGTCGAAAGGACTTGTTGCGCGCAGCATCGAGGACCAAGCTCCAGAGTACACCTATCTTCAAGTGCTTAATTGCCTGGAGCGTGAGGAAAACGCGATGTCGAGTCGATTCGGCACGCAGATTATCAATCGCGACCCCGCCGGCGCAGGAACCAGCAATCATTATTTCACCCAGCCGGTTACATCTCTTTCGCGACTCACATTCCAAGGCAGCGCATGGCGTTACGCCGGTCTCGCCGACGGTTCTCTCCAGCGCCGTTCAGGAAATACACAAGGAGCTTATACGCAGCTCACTCTACCGACGACCGTAACCGGAACACAAGTTGTTCTCTCCGGCCAGCCATTCGAGTCCATTGTTCAAAGTTGCTTCGAGACGAGCCAAGCCTATCTTTTCATTTACGACCAGAACGCGTCAATCAAAGACCAAGGAACAGGCAACCCGCAACTCACCGGCATCGATCCATCTCCGTACACCCTAAACGTCCTTCCCTATGCACCACTGCTTACAATGATAGATAGTTTTGCGTCTACAAACACCTATGCAACCACGGGACTATCAACATGGGGAAGCAGCATACAAGCTACCTTGACGACAAGCCCAGGGAGTCTCATCACCGACTTTACGCAATTTTTGAATGCGACCAGCTCGGGGGGGAACACTTATACAATATCAGGCACAGTGTCGGCGTCGGTGA